TTCATTCGCAAGATAAATAAAAAGGACAAGGACACTAAGTAAGATGTATCATAACGAACTGCCCGATATGTCTGAGGCACTCAGACAGGTTTATGAAAAAAACGATGGCAATCTTGCCAACAATGCTCCTCCCTATGATAAGGTAACTAAACGCGATGTAGTTACTGGTCGTCTTGGTAAAGACGAAATGGGTGGTAAACGTAAGAAGCATGATTGCGCTAAGAAAGTCAGCTATAAGGCAGACGGCAGTAGCGTTGCAGAAGAATTTGATGTCATCCCTGAAATGCATACGATGCTTGAGGATGGCACAGTAACTCATTATGATATCACCAATTCAGAATACATCTACGAGAATGTCCCTGTCGAAGATCTTGAGATTCTGATTTCCGAGAAGCACGAGCACTTTGATAACTACGATAAGAACGCTGAGGTTCTTGATGAAGCAATGTCTTCATACGATAAGAATCGTAAGAGGGCAGCACAAAGAGCAGCAGGTAAAACTGGTGTAGTTCCTGGTGTGGGTTATGTAACTGCTAGAAAAGAGAAAGAAACATATACTGACGAGAAAGGAACTGTCCGTCATAAGTCTGGTGCTAAGAACGAAGCATTTGCATTCTCAGAAGAAGACCTTGCATTGTTTGAAGAGCATGGTGCTGAGATCGATGCACTGACCGATGAGCAACTCGTCGATGTCATGGAAGAATTCATTCTTGAGATGGCACAAGATGACCAAGATTTGATTGAAATCTGTGAGTCACTGGAATCCGTTGAGATGCTCTCAGAGGAAGAGCGTGACGCTGGTGCAATGGCACGAGCAAAACTCAACACACCTGCTGGTCCTTCTCGCATGGATCGCTTGAAGGGTGCTGCTAAGAAAGCAGGTGCCAAAGTTGGTGCTGCTGCAAAGGTAGCAGGTGCTGCTGCTAAGAAAGGTATCAAGGCAGCAGGCAAGTCTGTTGCTGATAATGCTGGTAAGGCAGTAGGAACATTCCAAGGTTCTAGAGAAGCAGCACGCATCAAAGCAAAGCGTGCATCGATGCAGAAAACTCCTGCTAAGTCATCTTCATCTGATGATGATGGTACTGGTGGTAAGTTGGATGGTGTTCTGAGCAGCATCAGAAAGTCTAAAGGTACAAGTTCTAGCAGCAGTTCCGATAGCGGTTCGTCTTCTAGTGGTGGCGGGGAAAGCAGTAGTTCTTCTAGCAGCAGTGATGGTGCTAAGAAGCCTGGTCTTCTGAGAAGACTTGGAAGTGCAGTTAAGAAGGGTCTAAAGAAAGCAGTCGGTAAGACCTCACGTTTGGTATCCAAGGGTAGCGATAAACTCGCCAAGCGTCTTGGTGAAGATTATGATCAGATTGCACACTTGTATGAGTCTGGACTCTTCTCTCTCGAAGAGATTGAGAATGTACTCGAAGAAGGTTACAAGGCACTACCCAAGAACAAAATGTTCCGTAAGGCAGGTAACTTAGGTCGTGAGGTTGTAAGTCCTTCTACTACTGATGCAAAGCGTCAGAAGTCATACGATCGTTCTAAGAAAATCGTCAAGGTTATGAACAAGGAAACTGAAAAGCAAGAAAGGGGTGAAAAGTAATGTTAAGTTTTAAAGATCTATCTGAAAGAAAAACTAAGGTTAAGATTAACCCTAAACAAGCAGAGATCACTGAGAAGAAAGGTAAGTGCATTCATACTAAGAAAGGACTTGATTGTCCTGTGCATGGTATGAGTCCTTGTCCTGATACTGAGAATGGTGACTCTGAAGGTGCCGACATGAGCGAAGCGAAAAAGAAAGACGATTCTTATCTGGAGGTGGACCCCAAGAAGCGTCAAAAGAATAATGAGAAAGCTCGTAAAGAGATGGACAAAGTTCCATCCCAAAAAAATCCTCACTTTGAATCTACAGGAGATCAAGCCTATGTCAGTCAAGAAGAAGTTTCAGAAGAAAGCACAGAAGAAGTCGCAGAAACTGAAACCCTCTTGACATTCGGACAATTTGACGAACTCTATAAGGGTAAGCACGGACAGAGTGAGAAAGAGTATCAGGACGGCCGCTCACAGGGTGGCAAGATGGTCTCTGGTGATTCTAAAGGGAGTGGTGCAAAGTACTCTCATGGTAGAAGAGTTGATGATGGTGGTGCTGGTCCACAACCTGCAGGTGGTTCTAAGAAACCAAAGGCACAAGGTAAGATGGACAGAGGTGGTCGTGCCGAACTACAACTGCGTAAGGCAAACCTCAAAGCAAAGAATGAAGAAGTTGTTAATGAAGAAGGTGCAGATTCACTAAAGGATCGTCGCATGGAGCGTGGTGGTGTTGGTGGTAACCAACGTTACAACAAACCAGTTAGTAACACACCGAATACATTTGGTAAGAAAAAACCAAAATATGATGGTATGTCTGCACTTGAAAAAGTAAAGGCAAATATCCAGAAGCAGTATGGCAAAGGTGCCATCATGGACACCAAAAAGAAGTAAGCATATATAGATTATAACCAATGTGGTAAATAATCATGCTTGCATTTCTACTCCCTCTCGCGTCGAAGATCATCAAAGATGCCGTTTCAAACATTCCAGAGAATGAAGAACTCGGTGAGAAAATGGTTGAGATCTGTCTTGTTATTCTTTCTAAGGCAGTTAAGTTGACTAAGACTGATATGGATGATCAACTTCTTGAAGTTGTTAAGAAGGCAATGGTTTCTCGCGAGGGAGAATAATCAAAGGGGCATAAGCCCCTTTTTTTATAAATAAATATAAGACAAACGACCTATTAGGGAAGCAAACAATGGCTGTATTTGGAAAACTTGACGCTAAGGCAATGGGCACAAACGTTGGGGTGACCAACGGTGATGCTACCGTCACTACTGCTGGAGACTTTACAGACTCTACTGACAATCTAGTTGTCGTAGGTGATGTTCTGGAAATTTCTGGTGTTGCATATCTGGTAAAAACAGTCACCAGTGCAACCGCATTAGAACTGCACAAAGTATATGCTGGTAGCACTGCTACGATCACTGCTGCAAATGCAGTTCGTCGTACACCACCTAAGGCAGTTGCTGATTTTGTCGTTAATGGTGGCGACTCCAACACTTATCAACTTCTCTTTGTTGACTCAACAGAAGCAGTCGCTTCTTCTGAAAACGCTTCTCGTGGAATCACTGGTCCTGGTTGGTGGCAGTATCGTACATACACCGATAACGCTGGTAACACTCGTCACAAGTCCGAGTGTCTGGCATTCTTGAATGTTGCAGCAGCAACTTCTGGTGATGATACAGACGACACCCTAGTTGCAGACGCTGTATCGGCAGTAGTTATCGGCACTCAACCTGCCGCATCTGTTTCTGGTGCTGGATCCGCTGCTGATGGTGCTGGAACATTCGCTCCCGTTACTTCCACCACAGGCACACCTGGTGCTCTTGCTTATGTCTGGCAGCGTCAGACCGCAGCAGCAACTACCCGTTGGGTTAACATCAGTGCATCTCTTGACACTGGTATCACCTACGCAGACTTCACGACGGCAACTCTTGCTTATACTGGTCTTGCTGATGACTCACTTGATGGTTATAAGTATCGCGTCAAGATCACCTCTGCAGGTGGTACTGAAGAAGTCATTTCTAATGGCGCAGCAACACTGACCTTTGGCAGTTGATAAATGAAATTTGACGAACTGAATGAGTCTAACTACATTCTGTTCGCCATTAAACATTATGAGAATCCCCATTGTGTAACACGAGAGGATTTCGATGAGGACGTTAAACGCTTCAAGTATCTAAAAAGACTCTTGAAGCGTTATGTACGTGGGGGATCATTAAGAACTCATTTGATTATGAACCATCTGATTATCCTTTATAATGTTTTTGGTGAAGCAGCGACACCTCTACTTTTCTTTAAATTAGAAAGGGAGTATTGGAGTATCTTAAAGACTATACTTTTATTTTTAAATAAATATCCATTAGATATGATGCCTCATCTTGAGGTTGATGAAGATGTACAAGAAGAACTGGAGAAACTATGACGGTTATGACTGCTGGTACTGGAGGATTTAGTGGAAGTGCTCCTGCCACGGGTCCTAACGCAGGTTATGATCCTGTACTGAAATTTCGTAAGAAACTGAAGAAATCTAAAGAAGATAAAAAACTTGTGATGCCTGGTAATAAATTGAGTGAGTCTAGAGAGAATCCCTCAATGCCTTCTAGATTGTTTCAATATAAGGTAAACATTCCTGAGGTTGGAGAGACAATCATTTATGCTAGTTCTCCAGCAGAGTTGACACAGAAACTACGTATTCTTATCAACCCAAGATACAGGGGTGATATCTCTATTGAACGTATCATGCCTGCAAATGCAGCAAAGTTTTTCATGGATAAGAGAATGAAGCACATGCGTAATGTTGCTGAAGAAGAAGAGACTCCTGGCGCAGACATGGGTCAACAACAGATGGCAAATAAGCAAGTGCAAACTAAGATTGCCATGGAAAAGAAAAAAATTCAAATGAAAAAGCAAGAGTTACAAAAACAATTGCAGATGAAAGTTCAGCAATTGAAAAAACAAGCTCGTGCTGGTGCTGTACAGGATGCCACTAAGTAACTACATATGGAAAGCAATTACGCAGGGGCAGACATCAACTCAGCAATACTAGAAAGATTAGAAAAAGTAGTAGACTCATTACAGGATAACTCTGTAAAGATGGGGCAACTTCTTGCTGTGCATAATGAAAAGTTATCTACACAGAGTGAAGTCGATGGAATTCTATTTGAAAAAATAGATAGACTTCATTCAGATCTCAATAAAGAGACAGACACAATCAAGAAAGGATGCGAGAGAGACATTCGTCTTGTAGATGATAGACTCAGGATGATGGAGAGAAAGATGTGGTCTATCTTTGGTGGTCTTGCTGTGATCTCATTCCTGGTCAGTGTGCCAGGACAATCTTTGCTGTCCCCTTCTC